GTTAGCAAGAGAAAGGCACGTTAGCAAGATGTTCGAAAGTCGAACTAACGTAAAGCAGATGTGGGTTCAACTCCCAGCTGATCGGAAGATCGGCCCAGATTGGATGGCGCTGGCTTAGTATCTCAAGTAACAAGTCCTGGAAGAACTCGACGTAAGGAAGTCCGGCTCTGTACGTCTAAACATTGGCAATAAACCTGAGGATGCCAAACTACAAATTCATCAATGCAACGGTGGCAGAGAGGCCCAATGCAACGGATTGCAAATCCGTAAAACCGGGGGTTCAAATCCCTCCCGTTGCTCCAAGTTTTGAGAACCTGTAGCTTGCTGCCCTGAGTAGTAAGTAACCGAAAGGGTAAGACAGAGTGACGAGATCTACGTCAACAGGAAGCTCAATCAGTTATAGGTTAGGTTCAGCAAACCATTAGCGACTAATAATCGCATCCACTGGTGGTGCTGTCCGCAAGGGCACACTATCGCGCATGTTAGCTAGATCATGGCGAAAAAAAATCTGGCAACAAACTAACCTGTCCTTTTTAGGATACTTACAGCAACACCTAATTGGTTAATTTGCTCATGGCAATAAAAGGTTCAAATCCTTTAAACAGGCTTCGGCTTGTATAAAAGTATCCTGCATTGCATCGAAATTAGTTGACATTTAGAATAAAAGATGTCATAATAGAAGAATAGTAGGTAACACTACTAAGAAGTTTTAGAATCGGTACAGCAATCATATTAATACTATGGAACGCTAGTAAGATTGGGTATAATTGGAGCGCAGAGGTTCGCCCGAGTGCATTGAAGGTTATACTTGAAGATCAAACTAGATAGAGGAGTTTCGATTAGTCTCCTCGATAAAAACAAAAAGTAGACAACGATTCTGTTAAATTGGATGATTACAGCAATTTAAAATACTAACGCCAACTAATGCAGTAGACGATGGCCCGGAAAGCTGTAGTACAGAGAAATTTGTATTACCTCTAAGGATACTTAGAGCATCTAGTCCTAGGCTAGACATCAACGGAACTGCCGACTTATGGAAAGACATATATGCGCTGTCGCAGACACAAGGACAGCTAGGCTCTAGGGACTGAACCGATATACTGGGGATGGGGTAGAGCAGAAAATAAGCTACCGTTCCGATCATCCTGTTAATAGGTTATTAACAGCAAACATTTTTAATTGTAACCTGAGGAAAACACACATGAACACTTTTGTAAACGCAGTAGCAAATCAAGAAGCCCTTACTACCAATGGTATGAAGGCACGTAAGTCAACCGCTAGCAAGGTTGTTGACTTGTTTTACAACATCGGCGCAAGCCGTGGCAAAGATATCGTCCCTGCCTTCACCGCAGCTTATGTGGAAGACAAGGACTTGGCATTGCGTGTTGCCCTTTGGGCACGTGATGCTCGCGGTGGTGCTGGTGAACGCCAACTCTTCCGTGACATTCTAGTTCATCTAGAAAAAACCGACGTTGACACAGCTAAGGCTATGTTGGCTAAGGTACCTGAACTTGGCCGCTGGGATGACATTTTTGTCTTCCAGACCCCCGAAATGAAGAAGGCCGCTTACACCATGTTGGGTGACGCACTCCGTGCATCAAACGGCTTGGCAGCAAAGTGGACTCCTCGTAAGGGTCAAGTTGCTCGTGAAGTTCGCGAGTTCTTTGGAATGACTCCAAAGCAGTATCGTAAGAGCCTTGTTGCTCTTACAAATGTTGTTGAAACTCAGATGTGTGCCCAAGATTGGGACAGCATCAACTTCAGTCACGTACCTAGCGTTGCTAGCGCACGTTACAAGAAGGCATTCAACCGCAACACTACAAAGTTCGCTGAGTATGTTGCAGCATTGGTAAAGGGTGAAGACCCAACTGTTAAGGTTAACGCCGCAGCAGTTTACCCATATGACGTGTTGAAGGGTATCAACTCTTACAGCAACAACTATGGTAAGACAGAACTTGACCACATTGTGGCTCAATGGAATGCTTTGCCAAACTTTGTTGGTGATGCTAACATTCTTCCATTGGTTGACGTTAGCGGTTCCATGTGCTGCCCAGCAGGTGGAAAGAGCACCACAACTTGTATGGATGTTGCGGTCAGCCTAGGCTTGTACTTGGCTGAAAAGAACCAAGGTAAGTTCAAGGACACGTTCCTAACTTTCAGTTCATCTCCAGAACTGTTGACCCTAAAGGGTAACATTGTTGAAAAGATGGACCAAATGGTTCGTAGCAAGTGGGGAATGAGTACCAACCTCCACGCAGCATTTGAGAAGATTCTTGATGTTGCGGTCAAGGGCAACGTACCTCAAGCAGAAATGCCAGAGATGCTGTTGATCTTGAGTGACATGCAGTTCAACGGTTGCGTTGAACACAACGACTCTGCAATGCAGATGATCGAACGCAAGTATGTTGCGGCAGGTTACACTGTCCCACAAGTTGTTTTCTGGAACATTAACAGTAGCGACAACGTTCCTGTTAAGGCAGATAAGAGCGGTGCTGCATTGGTGTCAGGGTTCAGCCCAAGCATCATGAAGGCATTGTTGCAAGCTGACATGAGTGAATTCACTCCAGAAGGCATCATGCGAAAAACAGTTATGGTTGACCGTTACAAGTTGGCCTAAGTAGTTTAAATAGGCCTTTAGGGGCCTATTTTTTTGAGTGAAAATTATGGAACACAAACAAGTAATTGTAATGCGTAAGTTTAAGGAAATGCGTAAGGGCAAATATATTGCTCAGGGCGCACATGCGTCTTTGGGTGCAATTCTTGGACAAGCGAAACAAGACGGTGACAAGTTGGTTTTGGATTTGAACGACGAGCGCATGGCTCCCTGGCTAACTGGTCGTTTTAAAAAGATCTGTGTATATGTAAACACAGAAGAAGAATTGTTGGAAATTTACAACAAAGCTAAAGATGCTGGATTAATTTGTAGTTTAATTAAAGATGCAGGCTTGACAGAGTTCCACGGTGTTGCTACACTAACAGCAGTAGCAGTTGGTCCTGATCGTGAAGATCGGGTTGATGCTATTTGTAAACATTTACCCCTATTTTAAGGATTTGAAATGAAAAAGTTTATCGCAATCTTTGCACTGATGTTCAGCTTCAATACATTTGCCGCACTAACTACCGACAGCGTTGCTAATGCTGGATTTAGTCGTTTAACCGAAGCACAAAAGGCTGACGTTATTAAACAAATTGCGGATGCATCGAGCAAGAACAAAGACGCAGTCGTTCCTAGTGAAGAAAAGGTTGAGAAGTGGGTCAAGATTGGTAGCCAAGTTGGTCAAGGACTGGCAGGTGCTGCTAAAGAACTAGGTGTGGCAGTCAATGACTTTTCTAAGACGCCAGTTGGCCAACTTACTATGATGCTGATTGTTTGGCATATGGTTGGTGGTGTACTAGTGCATATCTTTGGCGGTTTGCTTATTATGGTTGTTGGATTGTCGTTTATTTACTTCATGTTCAAACGTGCATATCCTGATAAAATTACGTATAGCAAAGAACATAAGAACATCTTTGGTAACTTTGTTGTTGAAAGTGCTCAACGCACAGCAGTTGATGACGAGAATGCCGCAGGATGGTTGTTTGCCGCCGCAATTGTCATCCTTGTCGGTACTGTGACAATCTTTACATTCTAATGTAAATAGATGGAACGAAAGATCGTAAGACCTGATGGGTCTCAATATATGACCGCCGTTTATGATGGTGACTTTATTGAGTTTCGTAATTTTGCTGCCAATAATTACACAGTAAGATTCGACTCAAAGGTTTTAGATCAACTCGTTCCATTTTTAAATGAAGTACAATTTTGGAGGAAAGCACATGAAAAAAGTGATTGAGATACGTGCCGCAGAAGGCGGTGATGATAGTAAACTATTTGTAAAAGATTTGGCACAAGCCTACATTAAATTTGCACAAAGTAAAGGCTGAACTAGCCGCCTGATAAATGAGTATCTTGGCGAAGTTCATATCTTAGTCGAGGGTACTGATTTATCCGGCTTGAATAACGAGTGTGGTGGTCATAGAATCCAACGGGTTCCTCCAACTGAACGGAAGGGAAGGGTTCATACTAGCACCGTTACCGTTGCTGTCATAGATAGCGGCGAACAAGCATCTTCGGGTGTGCTTATACCATATTCTGATTTAAAAGTCGAGTGGTATAGCGGGACTGGTGCCGGCGGTCAACATCGCAATAAGCATCAGAATTCTTGTCGGATAACTCACATTCCATCTGGCCTTGTTGCCACTGCACAATGTCGCAGTCGTCAAAATAGTTACGACGAAGCGATGCAAGACATTCAGAAAAGGGTTGACAACATAGCCCTTATGCAGTATAATTCCAACATATCTATTAACCGCCGAGAGCAAGTGGGCTCTGGTATGCGTGGGGATAAAATCCGCACGTATCGTTTCCAGGATGATTCTGTACAGGATCATTTAACTGGTAAACGTGCCAAGTGTAACACTGTACTCAAGGGCAACTTTGAATTACTATGGAACTAAAACTGTCGTTAACACGTAAAGAATGGGAAAGATACTTGGCAGAGTTTGACTTTGCCAGTATCCGCAACCCCAATATTCGTCTTGGGTATTGGTTTATTCATGACTTCCCCGACATCGCAGATGACCTTAAAGAACACAGTAACTTGGGTGGCAATCCTGGTCATGCACCAAGCATGGATCAGATCCTAGAAGACATGCAAAGCAATCTTGAAGCTAAGTTGTTTATTCAAGAGTTTGTGGAGATTACAGAATGAAAGACGTTGTGTACAAGGGCGTAATGCTAATGCGTAATAGCGAAGCATTTATGCTCTGGGACTTATGGCAGAAGGCAAAATCTGATCGTAATAAATTTCAAAAGAAACTTGATGATCACATGAAAATGCTTGATCAGAAGGAAAAGGATTTATTGGAGAGATACAAATGAAAGTAATTATCGCAGGCGGCAGAGAGATTAATGACTATGAGCTTTTACTACAAGCTATACTTAATGCTGGCTTCGATATTACCGCAGTTGTGAGTGGTGGAGCCCGTGGTGCTGATGCAATGGGTGAACGTTTTGCAGAAGAAGCAGGATTACAATTGTTTAAATTTCCAGCAGATTGGGATAAACATGGTCGTGCTGCTGGTCCAATACGCAATCAAGTAATGGGTGATTTTGCAGATGCCTTAATTGCATTGTGGGATGGTCAAAGTCGCGGCACTAAACATATGATTGATTACGCAACTAAAAAAGGACTCAAGGTCCATGTGGAGATGACAAATGCAGAATCCGTGGATTCAAAACGTAGCACTAGCTGACATACCCAAAGGCCACCACATTGATGCTGGCATTAATTCCATGTTGATTCAAATTGTTGACCCAGCAATGGAATTTCCTACTCCTATACATCAGTTTCGTGAAACTCATCAGTTTGAGTTTTTAGATTTGGAAAAGGATGATCCATGGGGTGAGGAATTTAAAATTACTGACGAGCAGGCTGAAAAACTTGTTGGTCTATTACAACATGCACTTGACAATCGAATGAACGTTGTAGTACACTGCGTGGCAGGAGTGTGCCGTAGTGGCGCAGTTTGTGAGGTTGGTGTGATGTTGGGGTTCCGTGATACTGAAGTATTCAGAAGTCCTAATCTCTTAGTTAAGCATAAGATGATGAAAGTCTTAGGCTGGACATACGATGAGAATGAACCGCACACCATTAATGGTATTGAATTAGACAGTGGACTAATTGTCCCAAAGAATTACGAAGGTGATATATGAGTATGTATAACATGATTTTCGGTACTAACCCAGATAATGATGCACTATTGCAGTTATTGGGTAAAACACAAGGCGACTTTGGTCGCTTCCGCAGCGTATTCATGGAAGATGGATACATTGTTGTCCACACACGTAATGGTGGTGGTAATCGTGAAGATTACGAAGATGTGTTTGATGAAATGTCAAGCCATCCTTGGTATAGCCATGATGCAGATGATGACTTCGACTGCACATACGCCAATATTTACTTTAAGGTTCCTGAGAACCATAAAGATTTCTTGGCAATTAAAAACCTTAATCCTGGTGCAAACCCAAGCCATCAATGGGCAGAGTTGTTTGCACAAATGGAAGCAATGAAGAAATGAGATTAAAATGAGAACTTGGGTAACAAGTGACTTGCACTTTGGGCATACGAACATTATGAAGTTCTGCCCACAGTCTAGGGCACGATATAAAAACGATGTAGACTTCATGAACGAAGAAATGATTCGTGAATGGAACGCAACTGTTGCGGCTGACGACTTGGTCTACATTTTGGGTGACGTTGCATTCTTGCCAGCTGATAAGGCTGTTAAGATTATGAAGCGTTTGAATGGTCGTAAAATTTTGATCGAGGGCAACCACGATCGTAAGTTGTTAAACGATCCAGTCTTCCGCGGATGTTTTGAAGAAGTACACAAATACTTGCACATTACATACGATAAGACTATGGTTGTCATGTTTCACTACCCTATTGCAGAGTGGGACCAAATGCATCGTGGTTCAGTACACTTGCATGGTCACTTGCATGGTGGTGAAAGCGGCATGGAGAAATTCCGTTGTCGTGATATGGGTATGGATGCAACAGGCTTTATTGCTGTTCCAATGGAAGTTGCAATCCGTGATGCAATGACTGGTGCAATTAAAGGACATCATGTATGATAATAGACGTTATTGAAAAAGCTAGAGTATTTGCCACAGCGGCTCATGCTGCGGCTGCTCAATTACGCAAGTACACAAACGAGCCTTACATTGTACATCCTGCTGAAGTTGCTAGTATTATTGACAAATTGGAAGGTGCTACTGCTGATATGGTGGCGGCTGCTTGGTTACACGATGTTGTAGAAGACACAGGAGTCACAATTGAAACTATTCGAGCAGAGTTCGGTGAAAAAGTCGCAGAATTGGTTGGATGGCTTACAGACGTCAGTCGTCCAGACCACGGCAACCGCGCAGCCCGCAAAGCAGTTGACAGGGCGCATACAGCAATGGCAAGCGCCGAAGCGCAAACCATTAAGTTGGCGGATCTAATTAGTAACTGCACTAGCATTGTTGAGCATGATGCTAACTTTGCAAAGACTTACTTAGAGGAAAAGCGGTTGCTTCTCGAAGTGCTTACAAAGGGTGATAAGGGGTTGTGGGACCGTGCTAATGAGATTGTATCAAAGTGACAGCACATACTCCATGTCATAAAGGCTGGAACGACCAGGAGTTAAACACTGCTGGTCGTTGTTGCTGTAACTGTAGGTATCAAAAACCAATTGTTTGTCATCCATGGAATAAAAATGAGTTGACAAAAGGTAGTATTACTCGTACAATTGGTTACGGTTGCAATGCACCTGAGATGGATTCAATAGTCTTTTTTGACTTTGAGCATAGCATGTGCGAAATGCATGAATTTAAAGACAATGTTTACCAATTGAAAAGAGTAAAGTAATGTTTAAGGATGAATTAAAGGAATACGTACAAACTTCTAAGCTAGTTAACATGAAGGAAGCCGGCGACGGTATCTACGTGTTAAAGTATAAGAAGAAAGTGTTCTATGATAACTTGTGGAACGAATACATCGCTGAATGTCGTGGATCTATTGTAGATGAAGATTTCAACCTAGTTGCATACCCATTTACAAAGATTTACAACTATGGAATTGAAAAGGAAGCACCTGTCCTATCCGACGATACTAAGGTAACTGCTTTTCGTAAAGTTAATGGTTTCATGGTGGCATGTACTTGGTACAATGGCGATGTATTAGTGTCTACTACTGGTTCTACAGATAGCCCATACGTTGCTATGGCTAAGGAAATGATGCTAACACATCAATCCTGGGCTGATTGGCAAATGGCTTTTGCTAACAACGATATGCGTGGCTTAACTGTAATGTTTGAATGTGTTCATCCAGAAGATCCACACATTGTTCCTGAAAAGGCTGGCATGTATGTTTTAGGTTATCGTGAAAACGAGTTTGGTAGCAAAGTAGGCCACGATCCATTTGTGCTAAAGGACTTGGCTAACACGCTTAATTGCCACGTGCCAGAAAGTGTAACAACTAACATGGCCCGACTAAAGCAATTAGCTAAGGAATGCAAGCATGAAGGTTATGTATTTTATACAGAAGATGGTGTAAGTGCTAAGATTAAGTCGCCATACTACTTGACTTCAAAGTGGGTTGCTCGCAATCCACGTACAGATAAGTTAGTAGACTTGAACAAGGACATTAAGCACAACTTGGATGAAGAATACTATCCACTAGTAGACGCTATCCGTGCTAACATTGTTGAATACACAGCTATGGACGAGCAAGCTCGCCTAGCTTGGGTACGTAACTATATGGAGGTGGCCTAAGGATGAAATGTTTGATGGAACATGGGGCACAACTTATGTTCCGCGAAAGCAAACAACGAGTCCTTGGATTAAATGGTTTGCGTGGCATCCAGTAAAAGTAAACGGACGGCGTACATGGCTTAAATCTGTGTACCGCCGTTGCGTTAACACTTACGTTGATATGGATGATTGGAAACGCTATGAGTATGGTAACATTTTTGATGTAATTAGAGGTGATGAATGAATTACTTCTTTGAACTATCTGAGTGCATGACTGGTGGTGAAACGATTGGGTATCCTGGAAGGCACTTTGCGGTATATGATGCACGTAAGAGTGCTATCTTAGGCGGTATTAAGTATGCTGGTATGGCTCGTGCTAGTGATAGGATCTGGGAAGAAAATGATGAAGGCGTTGTCCGTTACATTAAACACAGATTTGCTGACGTACCATTAGTAAAAGTTGATATGAAAGAGTTCTTTTGGATTAAATTAAAGAGTCAAACAGTATGAAAGATATGAAGGGATTTACATTTTCTGTCGGTGACGAGGTTGCTCGCCCAGTGTTGTATGGAAAAAGCCCACACATTGAACTTTGTACTGTGACTAAAATTCAAGATGGCAAGATATATCTTGATGAGAGTAAACAAGCCATGCGTTATCCAGAACGACTTCTCATTACTGAAGGTGAACCAGTATTACGCATGATGCAAAAATACGAGATGGGAAAGGCAGAAAAAGATGGAAGATGAAAGTCATTTACCAGTTGCACAACAAAGTTTAGTTTTTCGTTTACGTAAACGAGCAGAAATTCGTAGACAGATTTCTACAAGAAAGAGTGTGCAAGAGGGTGCAAACGATCGTATAGCAGATTTGTTAGACGAAGCTGCTAGTGAAATTGAACAATTACAAGGGACAGTTGCGGCATTTGTCGCACAACGAATGGAGAGTTAAATGCCAAAGTGTTATCAATTAATTGGAGTTCCAGGAAGCGGAAAGTCCACTTGGATTAAAAACCAAGACTGGGCTGTGGATATTCCTGTAGTCTCTACTGACAAGTTTGTCGATGATCACGCAGCAAGTGTGGGCAAGACTTACTCTGAAGTTTTTGACGAATACATGCCAATTGCTGTCAAATTGATGGCAAACCAAGCATTGATTTGTCAAGCAAACAACTTGGATGTAATCTGGGATCAAACTTCTACAACTATTGCTTCACGTAAGCGCAAGTTCAACACATTACCAAAGTACGAGCATATTGCAGTAGTGTTCAAAACTCCTGAAAAGGAAGAATTGGCACGTCGATTAGCAAGCCGTCCAGGTAAGAATATCCCAGATCACGTTATGCGTAGTATGATTGACCGTTTCGATATGCCAACTGAAGACGAAGGTTTCACCGAAATCTGGTATGTCACTTGACATTGAGCTGAAACGGCTATATAATATATGCGTGGACGTGAGTGGAATGTATACCTCCCCTATGCTTTCGGGCATAGGGGGCACAAGGTTAACCGATACGGTACCTTTGCAGGTTCAAATCCTGCCGTCCACACCATTTTTTAACACACACAGAAAGATAAAAATGAAATATATTTTGGCCGCTTTGGTTTTTACATGTTCAGCCGCAATGGCTAGTACTGAAAACCCACATGAAGTTTTCGATGTCACCCGAGTGAACGCTAATAATATCCAAGTTACGTTTATTGCTGCTGATAACATCCGTAAAACTTGCGACGTTGAGAGCAAGAAGCGTGGTTATGGTGGTTTCCAAACTGATGTCGAAGCATGTAGCTTCTGGGAATCAAGCAGAACCAATAACAAATGTACTATTGTAGTTGGTAAAACAACTAACTATCACACAATTGGCCACGAAATGCGCCATTGCCTACAAGGTAGCTACCATAAATGATTAGTAAAAGTCCAGACCGTGGCTCTTTCTCACGAGAGAGTCACGTTAAATCTGCCACCGAAAAGGGCGAAGAGCCCAGTGAGTCTTATTTAGATTTACTAAAGACTTGGGAACAACAAGTTTTTGAGCGTGAACAAGATCCTGAGTGGCAGAAGAATAATATGGAATACGATCTGCGATCAACAGATTGGATCCTAGAGAAAGTTCGAACCAGCGATGACTATGCACAAAACCTTTATGCGGCTATGTGTAACATGCGCTGGATTCGTCGCGAAATGTGGCCACTTCTTAAAGAAGAATATTGGAGTTGCAGCTGGCGTTCAGCTGGTGGCATTGTTGCAAATATGCAACAAAAAGGTGACTACATTGATTGGTACTGTAGCGGTATCCGAAATGACGGTTGGCAAGATCCTGAGATTACTGCTGAACCAAACGGATATGTTCCAGAAGGAACTATCACAGAAGAGATCGAGAAGGACTTAAATAAATTAGGATGGATTCCTAGTCCATGGCCAGATGAATAAGTATACATATAATACAGATGAAATATTTCAGGACATACCAAATGATCCTGAAAATGTCATGATGAAAATACCTGATGAAATATTAGCAGAAACAGGTTGGAAAGAAGGAGATGTTTTGAATATTAAAGCAGAGGATGGTAAAATTACCATAAGTAAGAAGAATGGCTAAAGACGATATTATCGAACTTACAGGCAAAGTGGACGAAGTCCTACCAGGCAATATGTTTAGGGTCAAAGTGGAAAACGTGCCCACCACTTTGCTATGTTATATGGGCGGTAAGCTCAAACAACATAAGATTCGCATTATCTTGGGCGATAATGTGAAGATTGAAGTAAGTCCATATGACTTAACGAAGGGCAGAGTAACTTATAGATTATAATGAATAGCATAATGGAAACTGTTTGCGGTGTGTGTAACACAGTAAGATTAAACGGTAAACATGGCATTAGTTTCCAGCAATTGCTAACATTAATGCGTAGGGAATTTCGTAAAAACGATTTTGATCTACGCATACGCACAATGAAACATAAGAAACTCAACACTGAAGAGTTTTATGTCAATGCGTATTACGATGCAGACGATGACCAAAATCATCTAACACCCATTGAAGTTGTAATACATCACAATTTTGATGCTAATATGGTCTGGGATAAGCAACAAGTTACAGATATATTAGTACAAGTCTTTGATGCAGTAGTACATGAGTACAAACATCAGCGTCAGAGCAAGAAACGTCAATACAAGACTTTTTGGGGACACTATAACTACTTAGATGACCCTGATGAAATTGACGCATACTCCATTTCAATAGCGATAGAACTATGTCGCACACTAGGAAAGTATCGCGCATTGCGATATATGCACCGTTTCAGTAGCATAAGCCGAATGAAAATGCGTGAAATCTTTGTAAGTCCAAACCTCAATGCATACGTTGATATGTTTGGCACACTCCCAAACCCAGTAATAAGAAAACTAGCTAAAAAAGTATACGTGAGGTTGCAAAAACTTGACACTGACTGTATTTTCGTGTAAAATATAGTTTAAAATACGAAAGGCTAACCAAATGAATTTCCCAACGCAGCAAGTTTTGGAACTTGCATGTGCAGCTCACCGCGTTAATAAAGGCTACGTCAAAGAATACGAAACAGTATTTGCTGATGATGGGAAAGCTATGGCTGGAAAATTCTCAAACAAGGACTTAATGCTAGTTACGTTGGATGAGAATTTAGTTAAGCACACCGTTAAGCCCATGATGCTTCGCGTAAATGATGAAGATAAAGAATTGGCTGCTGACATTCGAAAATACTTCCGTAAGCTAGTGTTTTCTGCTGTTAAAAATGACGACGAGTTTTATACGCAGCTCAATGCCGTGCTCATTAATGAACAAGTTGCAATTAATCGAATGGGATTTATTGCATGTCTTCCTACAACCTACTTTAGAGACTACGCTAAGTCAAGATTTGAGAAGATTATTGACGATTTAAACAAAGAACATCTTGGAACAATTGGTTGTGAGTTGCTTGATAAAGATTGTGAGATTATCGAAGTAAAACGTTCAAAAAACTTTGAAGCATGGAATACTTGTGCTATCATTGAAAATAAGTTAGTCAGTTGGATGGGTAAGGACGAGTTAAAACTCGGGCCCTGTGTTCTTATCAAAGGTAAAGTAAAAGATCACTCTTTACATTGGAAGTATGGTATACAAGAAACCCGTCTAAACTACGTTAAAGCGTTCCAATAAGAGGAATTTAAAATGGAAGAATACGAAAAGTTTTCAGCTAGGATGGTTGAACAGTTTCCAAAGATGCTTTCCACTAGATATGGTGGATTTGCGATTGGCCAAGGATGGTGGCCAATCATTGAGGTACTGTGCAAAAATATTCAAAACCATATTGACTGGAAAAACAAAAATAGCGAAGTTGTCCCCCAAGTTGTTGTACAGCAGGTCAAAGAAAAGTTCGGTGGGCTTCGCTTTTATTATCAAGGTGGTGATGATGCAGTCTACGGCATGGTGCGTATGGCTGAAAGCTGGGCCGCCCGCACATGCGAAGAGTGTGGCAACGTTGGAATAAGCCGTAATGGTGGATGGATTAAAACTTTGTGTGATAAGCATCACGCAGAACGTGAAGCCCGTTACGCTCAACATGCAAAACAAGATGGATTAGAGTTGTGACATTACCTGATGAACGTTACAGAGCAGTTATGCATACGAGGATTTTCTTGCATGAGTTACTAAACCCGCAAGCAACACCACGTGTACCAAAGTCAGTTAGGGACACTGCTAGGTGGTTATTGAGACATTATCCATCCAAGTATGAAATGGATGAAGTTTCAAAAGATTCACCACACCTATTCCAAGAAAAGATGGAAGAAGTAACAAGGCTGTTTAAACAATACGAGCAGAGTAAAGAAAATGAAGATAAAACTAGTTAGTGATCTCCACTTAGAGTTTAGTGACATCAACATCACGAATGATGAAGCATGTGATGTCCTAATCCTATCTGGCGATATTATGATTGCAAATGACTTGCATGATCATCCACCACCAATGTATGGTGGCTGGGGCTTTGAAGAGCGCAGTGGGTTGGGTCGCCGACAATTGGCTGCTCAACGTTTTCGTGACTTCTTGAAACGTTGTAGTTTCCAATTCCCACATACAATCTATGTGGCAGGTAATCATGAGTTCTATCATGGTAAATGGCAACAAACCCTTGAGACACTTGCTGAGGAATGTGGCCAATTTCCCAACATTTACTTTTTAGAGCGTGGTTTTAAGAAGATTGATGATGTTAATTTCATTGGTAGTACATTATGGACTGACATGAACAAGGGTGATCCGCTTACGCTTCACGCTGTTCGCGATATGATGATGGACTACAAATGCATTCGTAAAGAGTTAGAGGGTTACACAACTCTTAAACCACACGACACTGTTATGCGCCATCGACAATCACTTGACTACATCAAGAACGTAGTTGCTGAACGTGGCGATGAAAAGTTTGTTGTAGTTGGACATCACTCACCAAGTTTCCAAAGTGTCCACGACGGATACAAGTCAGAATACTTGATGAATGGTGCATATCACAGCAGCCTTGAAGAATTTATTTTAGATCGTCCACAGATTAAATTGTGGACTCACGGACACACACATCATCCATTCGATTACATGATTGGTGAAACCCGTGTTGTGTGTAACCCTAGAGGTTACGAAAATGATGGATACAGCGAAGACACTGGCTGGAATCCTAACATTGTATTGGAGGTTTAAATGGGAAATGAAAACTTGGCACCGCCATCAGTATCAGACATGGTCAGAGTGACTGCAGATAATTCTGTTGTTTTTATGCAACAAATTGCAGAACATATTGACAAACTAGAACAAACTGTAATAGACTTACAGAAACGTATCGCAGAACTAGAGGGAACTACAAATGACGATCAATAACGAAGTATTAAAAGCACAATTGGCAGCAGGTCCAGTTGTTGTTACATTCACTAAAAAGGATGGTACAGAACGTATTATGCCTTGTACTACAAACGAATCAATCATTGCAATGAAGGGTAAGTCTGTTGACTATATCCCAAGCGGTACTGAAAATGTTACTGTTTTTGATCTAGAGAAAAACGACTGGCGCAGCTTCAATCTGTCAACAGTCAAACATACTGCATTGGTATAATCATGAAAATTGGTCTTAGTTATAGTCGCTGTGTACGTGACATTGTTGACGGAATTGTTAACATTGAAGACGTGCTTGTAGTCATTGCTCGAACTGACTTCGATCCAAACAATGACGAGGAATGGTCAAGCATTTGGCGTGGCTACCATGATAGTTTTGGATTGAGTAATCCAGAATGGCGCAACTATCCCCCAGAAGACGAAGACCGTTTTCGCAGTGTGAGTGTCGAACTTTGGGAAACTGGTAAACTACACCAGCCACGTAAGTTCGGTGCATACCCATCGCGCCGACCAGAAATTTGGTTGGAAGCAGTTCTGCCAAGTTCTGAACTAGAACGCAATCCTGCCGCAAAAGCTGCTTGGGATAAATTCCAAATAATTGCGGGTCTCACTAACGTGGAATTAGATGAAAGTTATCGGTGAAAACTCTTACAGCATTTCTCTTAGCAATGTGTTTGGTTGCATGTGGACCAGCCCCTGCACCAGTACCAGTACAACAAGAAGCAAGCCATCCTGACGAAGACGGTTGTACCGTTGACTCAGGTAGTAAATTGATGAACCAACATCAAGTTGGGCCTATTCGAAACCTACACAAAGAAGTTGAAGAAAATGGTATTACTAATAAGTGTACCGTTGAATTTGATATCACCGTTGATGGAAATTCGTATCATCTTAAGGAAACTGAAGAAGGTATGGAGCAAACGGCATCAATTTGCTACTATGCAAGAGAACGTGCCCGTGAGGATTTACTGTTAGATCTTGGTGGTACTTTTAAAAGTGAATCATCCGTTTCATGTAAATTACATGAACGGAATTGATAAGGCTTGACACGGGTATTATTTGATGCTATACTGGTAACACTTTTAACACAGAGAGAAAGAAGGTAACAAATGAAGAACTTCATTGCAGGCACTATTTTTGGTATTGTCATTGCAACCGTCGGTTTGACTGGAATTGCTCGTATGGGCGATAAAGCAATCGATCAAGTAAAGACACATTCACAGGAAATGGCGAAATGAAGACCATTATCAAATTAATGTTGGTAGCGGTCACTGTTTCATTCGCCGCTTGTAGTACGGTGGCAGGTGTTGGTAAAGATATCCAAGACACTGCTAATTGGACCAAAGATAAAATGTCAGGAAAATAAAATGAAAAAAATTCTTTTGCTAATCCCTATTATTGCACTTTTGACCGCTTGCGGTACAACTAAAGATGCTTACGAACGTCGAGCAGACAATGAACGTGAGCGTCAGGAAAAGTATGCATCACGCATGATTGATCAGTCTCCAGATTGGATGATGAAGTTACCAATCAGCAACAGCGCAGTCTACGCATCTGGTACTAGCGTTAGTCGTGACTACAACATGGCATTCATTAAAGCAAAGCACTTTGCTTATGCAAAGGTTTGTATGAGTGCTGGTGGTACAATGGACCAACGTACTAAGTTGTACCTTGCTGATACTGAAAATGGTAGCTCTGAAGTCAGTGAAACAATTATCCGCTCTTCATGTAAGGGCGTGGATATCACTGGTGTAGAAACTACTGATCGTAAAGTAATCAACGAAGGTGGCCGCTATCGTGCATACGTTCTCGTAGCATTACCAACTGGTGATGCAAACGTGTTGCGTAAGGCTCGTGATTCACAACGTGCCCAAGCTGCCGCACAAAAACGTGCGCCTGAAGCATTCAAGGAACTTGATCAATGAGAACATTGTTGGCTTTTGTTACATGGATCTTCTCCAAAATTGGAGAAGGTCTAATTGAACAACATAAAGAATTTAAGCGCAGTCTAGTTCGTGAAACTGGTGTGACAATTTTTGTTTGGTTTGTGGTGACTCTGTTCTCATCAATCGTCGTATTCCTAGTATTGCTTGGCACACAATATGTCACTGGTATCCAAATTCCAGTTGAAACTTGGTTTGGATATATCTTTGGTTGTGTGTTCTATTTTCTTTACACCGCAGTCAGTGTAATGTATAATGCATTCAAGGCCGAACGAGCCGAACTATTTGAAACAATTAAAAACGGAAAATAAGGAAAAATATGCCACGGTTAATCCCTACAGTTATTGAAACTGAAGCTCGCGGAGAACGTGCTTACGACATTTACAGTCGTTTGCTCAAAGACCGCATTGTTATGCTTGACGAAGATGTCAATGAACATAGTGCAAGCATTTTAGTGGCACAGCTCTTGTTCCTGGAGAGTCAAGGAAATGAAGACATTACAATGTTTATTAATAGCCCTGGCGGCTTGGTTACTGCTGGCTTGGCTATCTACGACACAATGCAGTTTATTAGGCCTGATGTTAGCACTGTTGTTATGGGCCAGGCTTGTAGCATGGGCTCTATGCTGGCCCAGGCAGGAGCCAAAGGTAAAAGGTATGTATTACCAGAATCTCGCACAATGATTCATCGTGTAAGTTCAGGTACCCCTGGCACCCGTGGTAGCGTTCATGTGCAGGAATTGCAGTTTGAAGACGCAAAACGTAGCTTTGAAGAAAGTCAGCGTTTGAACAAGCGTTTGACAGAGTTGTACGTAAAGCACAATTCTGCTGGTAAAAAGTACGATGAAATGTTTGAATCCATGAAATTCGACACATTCCTCAGTGCAGAAGAAGCAGTAGCTTACGGATTAGCTGATAAAGTTATTGATAAGCGTCCCTGATTAAACTCCCCGAGGTTGTGCTAAATACAGCATACTCGGGGATTTTCATGGGTTTTCGTAAGCCTTTTAACTGGTCTCTACTAGATAGATATAACCTGCATTCAATGCTGAATGAGGTGGGGTCAAGTATTGTTGGAAAAAAGCTATCAATTGCAGAAATCCACAAGATATTAAGTACGCATATTAAGTCACACTTACCAATCCGTGTAAAGTACAAAGAAGATCCAGGGCAAGAACCTGGATTAATCTATATTGGCGGGACTTATTACGCAGACTACGATAAGGGCGGTCAGCGCCATATTGAAGTAGTACTGAGTTATCACTTATTTGACCAGCATTTAAAGTTAACAAGAGCACGATGGAACCGCACTTGCTCATTGTTTGCAGATACAATATTGCATGAGATAGTCCATATGCGCCAGTATCGCACACGTAACTTTAAATCTATTCCAGGATATGAAAGCACGGCACATTTAACTAAGCAACGTAGAGACCAAGAGTACTACGGTGACAAAGACGAGATAGGTGCATTTGCTTTTAATATTGCTTGTGAATTAGTTGACAAATTTGGCTACAATCCTGATGAAATTTGGAAATATCTTGACAGTGACCGAGCTAAACGAAATAAAAGAAGCACTTATCTAAGATACTTACGTGCTTTCGATTTCAACCATAACCATAAGATTATGCGTAAAATGAAACGCAAGGTCATGCACCAGTTAGAAAACGCATACTATGGTAAACCATTTAAGACTACAGACCACTTGACATACTGATAACTATTGTTTATAATAAACACATTACATTATCACGAGGTCAAAATGGGCGATCCATGCTATACGGTGATTTCCAGTCTGGAAGATCATCCTAGTCGTTTAAACAAAGAAGCTATTATTCTTGCACAAGCAGAAATGGGTAACGATGAGTTTTTTGAAGGTTGTCGCCTTGCACTTGACTCAATGATCACATTTGGACTTAAACAAATACCGGAGAAAACAGATGAAGATGGCACTGGCCTATCTTGGGATAGCTTTACTCTCGCTATTACTGGCTTTGTCTCTCGCAATGTCACCGGTAATACAGCGAGGGATATGATTCAAACAATGATGAAATCAGCCACTAAGAAACAGTGGAATGGTTGGTATCGTCGTATCCTTATTAAAGACTTGCGTTGTGGCGCGAGTGAAAAAACTATTAATAAGGTAGTTGAAAATAAATGGCCCCAATATGCAATTCCTGTTTTTAGTTGTCAGCTCGCACATGACTCAACTAAACATGAATCTAAAGTAACTGGCAAGAAACTAATTGAGGTCAAACTTGATGGGGTTCGTGTCATTACTGTTGTTCGCGCAAATGGTGAAGTTGAAATGTTCAGCCGTAATGGTAAAGAACTAGTAAACTTTCCACATATTTGTAATCAAATTAGTGCAGTAATTAAGAATCATGGCACTACAAGAAACATTGATTTCGTGCTTGATGGCGAGATTATGTCAGCAACCTTCCAAGATTTGATGAAGCAAGTACACCGCAAGTCAGACGTACAGGCCAATGATGCCGTACTTCACTTGTTTGACTTCTTGCCGCTCGCAAACTTTGAACAAGGTGGCTGGGACAAGTCACAAACAGAACGCAGTGATATGCTCTATTACTGGCACAAGACTTACAAAGATGAATTGTCTAATGTAGCTGTTGTTGGCCATGAACTTGTTGATTTGGAAACCACAGAAGGCTATCGTAGATTTAGAGAAATCAATGCATCTGCTATTGCAGGCGGATATGAAGGAATTATGATTAAGGATCCACAGTCTCCTTATGAATGTAAACGAACCGCAAGTTGGCTTAAACTAAAGCCATTCATTGAGGTGTCATTGACTGTTGTCGGTGTTGAAGAAGGTACTGGTAAAAACGTTGGACGATTGGGCGCATTGATTTGCAGAGGAATAGATGATGGACGTGATATACTTGTCAATGTGGGCGGTGGTTATAGTGACGACCAGCGTATTGCTATTTGGGCCGATCGTGAGAATGTTATCGGCGATGTTGTTGAAGTACGTGCGGATGCCATTACCCAAAATCAGGATGGCACTTATTCTCTACGTTTTCCACGATTTCGGACTTTTAGAGGCTTTAAGCATGGCGAGAAAATATGATATAAAGCGTTCCATGCACAAGGACATGGTCTATGGTGCATTAATGGAACTTGTTAAAAACAAGTCTGTTTGGCATGAAAGCTCAGTTAGTGTGGAGTACAGCCATTTGACAGACTCAGGCAAGGATGCTATTGTACACGTTGTTGAAGAAATGTTTCGCGGTATGCAAACAATTCAACAAGAAGAAGTTAAAGAAGAAGCAAAAAGACAAACTTTGGCGGCACTACGATGAGTTCACAAAACAAATATAAGTGGCTATTTGCCACTATGCTTGTTGTAGGATTTGTATGGGCTGCTTGGCCCGAACCTATTCGTGAAGACAGAACAAAGATACGTCTGTTTTGCACAAATGGTAAAGTGTTTATAGAATTTGAAGAAAAATACAACACATGGGGAACTATGTGGTTAGATGATGATGGACGCCCAGTCAATTGTAACGACGGGGGCGGGTTTTTCGAAGAGAAACTAAGTAATAAGCGTATAACAATATAAGGAAAAATAATGACAAATCCATTTCGCGATCAAGAAAAATTCATGAAGGCATGTGATCAAACTGTTGAATCACATGACCGTGAGCAGTATGAGATGTACTTAAAATTGGTTACGGAAGAATATAAAGAACTACAAGAAGCAATTATTACAAGTAATGAACAAGAACAATTTGACGCATTATTGGATATTGTTGTAGTCTGTATTGGTGCAATGCATAGTATGGGTGCTGACCCAGAAGGTGGATGGAAAGAAGTAATGAAGACTAACTTTGCTAAGATCGACAAAGAGACTGGCAAAGTTCGTAAACGTGAAGATGGCAAAGTTCTCAAGCCAGTGGGCTGGGTTGCACCTGACTTGAAGCCGTTTTTAAAGAAAAATGTATAAGGTCAGATACTACATGACTGCTGGTACACCCACTAGCAAAACATTTGCAACTCTTCATGAAGCAACATTGTTTGCAGTGTACAAAGTTGCATATGGTAATGTAATTGGAATTGATAAGGTAAAATAAAATGCGTAACTACTGGACATGTTCAAAATTTGCAGATTGGCTTCGTGGTACTACAAAACTAAAATGTGGTACTAGTGAAGAATGGGTGGCGTGGGAAAAACGTGCTAAGGCAGATTTCCCCGTTCGTTGGTGGCTTGCTGAAGAAGGTCTCGATTATGCTCAAAAATTTATTTTCTGGATTCCAGAAAAACTCCGCGCCATTAAGTATTACTGTAATAACCGTTTTATCACTCGCACTCACGCTCTTACTGCCCATCCTCGCGATATTAAACCTGGGACTTGGCACGATGTGGGAGGCCGCTTTTTGCCTTGCCTATTTAATGAGCTACAGGATTTTGTGGAAGTGGAACTCGCCTGGTGGCACTTGCTCTGGGCAGACAAAGAAGACAGAGCAAAGTACAGCGCACCTTGGTGGAACTTTGGATGGTGGAACCTCCACCAGTGGCGTTGTCCCCAAGCTGGACTTGACAACTTGGAGTGGCAACGTAAACTTATCTTTGACGACGAATGGATGGACAAAGCCGACAAAAACTACGGCAAGCCAACACCACAAGCTATCAAAGCACAAGAAATTCTTGATCTTTATACTTGGTGGACACAAACTTATCGTAACAGACCAGATCCGCACGAAGCAAGTGGTTGGAGTGCTTACTGTAACGCATGTCGAGAAGAAGCAGGCAACGACAGCATAATGTCCATGATGTCAGAAACTAAGAGTCCCGCTCTTAAGAAGCAAGGTGATAAGGCACACAAGTTACTTCGTAAGATTGAAGATGCTTACGAGAAAGAAGACGAAGCTATGATGATTCGTCTAATTAAAGTTCGTCATGGTCTCTGGACATGATTTTAGACGTTCGTGAAGAAAAATACCCCGTTCCCAAATATATTGTATACGTTTGGGAAGGGGAAGAAGACAATTACTTTGAAGCAACACAGACGACTTATTCCGAAGAGTTTTATCAAGAGATGAATGATTGGTGCAAGGAGTCGTTCGGCAAGCATACAAGAACGGCATATAATATATTTGAATTTAAGAAATATAAACATTTACAATGGTTCATATTAAGATGGACAGGAGAAGGCAACGATGGCAACTAAGGCAAAGGCAGCACCAAAAACTCGAGTTACTAAAAAACAAGTAATCGCACACCGCACAAGAGCAGTTAAAGACACAAGCCCAACATGGGACGAGTGTGAAACTTGGGATGGTGATAAATTCCACAGACATTTTAAACGTGCAATGGATTATTATCGTTTAGAATCAGAGATCAAATCATACAAACCAGTTCTGATTAAGTGGATGGAAAGTATTAACTGTTCCAAGGTAGATATTGCCGCAATTAAGAAAGTAAAAGACAGCCGTATAAGCACAACTGCTGGCGCAATCGCCCATTGTCTCTTACGTGGTATGACTGCACAGCGCGACGACTTTAATAGTGGAAAAGATTCCTCAGAGTGGCTTCGTAAGCAAATCGTTGACATTATTGCACAGGGTAAAGATGACGTTGATCCAGAAGTAACTGCTGCTGAAAAAGAAGAAGCAAAAGCAGTTACTTATGTTCCTAGCATTCAAGATCGTGTTCGCGAAGCAGCATACAAAATGACTGAAGAGATTGAAAATGCTATCGAAGCATTTCAAACTGATCCGGAATCATTTGACCCAAAAGCATTTAAAGTTGTAAACTTGCTCAGAGCAGTAGAAGCTAAGGCAGCACACGCTCGCATTATCAAGGGCTTTTACGAGCGCAATTTAACAGAGCTTGAAGAAGCAAGTAGCAAGGATGCAGATGAACAGCTTAAAGAGGGTTATAGCCATCTTAGCAAAGCTAATATGAAGAAGATCATCACGTTCTATCAAGAGGTAATGAGTGCTTGTGATATGCTTGCTCAAGAAGCAAAAGTTAACCGCGCACCACGTGCTAAGAAACCCACAGACAAGGCTAAAGTTGTAGCCAAGCTCAAGTACTTGAAACAACATGAGCCGCTAAAGTTAGTTAGTATCAACCCAATTGATATTATCGGAACCAAGGAATTGTGGGTATACAATACTAAAAACCGTAAGTTGGGTAGATATGTAGCTAATGAATACATGGAACTTGGTGTAAAAGGCACAACTATCACTGGATTCAACGAGAATACAAGTGTGTGCAAAACTTTACGCAAACCAGAAGAAAAGCTCAAGGAGTTCAAAGCTGCGGGTAAAGTACAGTTACGCAAGTTCTTGGATGATATCAACGCTACCGATACTAAGATGAACGGACGAATTAACGAGGAAATTATCCTGTTAAAAGTAGCATAATACAAACTAGCCCGCTTCGGCGGGCTTTTTCATGACTGAATGTTGATAAATACTCAAAAGAGACCCTATTATGAGCCAAATATTCAACATCGTAGAAGACACAGTCATTATTGACAAACTAGCCCTTTCACATACCGCTGGAGCAGTATTGCATACTGGATCAGTGAATATTACTGGGGGACTAACTGTTGAAACTGTTACAGCTAACACGATTAATGTTAAAAACTTAGTTACTGATAATGGCGGATTAGCCAGCATTGGTGAGTGGAATTACGACACTGAAGTTGAGCTCAACGGCAAGGGATTTACTTGGGCGTGGGCAGATGGACAAACAAAGCTAATTTTTAGAAATGGAAATAGACTTTGGACTAATGCAAACTTCGATTTAGCAGCAGACTCGGTATTCAGTATTGGCGACAGTCCTGTTCTAACAGCTGATTCGCTAGGAGACGCAGTTGTTAATAGTAGTTTAACATCCGTGGGTACCCTATCCCACTTAGCAGTTTCTGGCGATGTTTCACTAGGTGACTTCACGTTCTTAAACAGCACTTATAATAGAGTTGGTATTGGTACTGAAGAACCAAATGCATCGTTGAGTATTTTAGATAACAACGTTGAAATTATCTTAGGTAGCCCAGCACCAAATAGCGCATTCATTGGTACATACACATCACACGATGTTAGCATTGTAACTGATAACATTGCAAGAATTACTGCAAAAGCAAACGGTGAAGTTCACATTGGTAACGAGTTTGGTAAAACTGGTGTATTACGTGTTTATGGCACACTATACGCTGATGCTATTCAAACTGATAACAGAATTACAAGAACACATCCATTAGAATTCAAGGCAACAGTTGATACATCAACATATGGTTTGGGTTTAATTTGGACCGGCACTGGCCCAGAGAAGCAATTAACTTTATTATCTTCTGAAGATGGTGATAAAATCCGTTCAACAGAACACGTTGAGTTGGATTCTGGTAAATCATTCTTTATTGGTGGCAAACAAGTCTTATCAGAAACAAGTATTGGATCATCTGTTGTATCAAGTAGCTTAACCAGCGTTGGTACATTGGAGTCATTAACTGTTTCTGGTACAGCAAGATTTGACGGCGAAGTAATTTTAGATAGCGTTAATGCCAGCTCAGTACGTTTTGGTGATATTACACTAAATGATGCTGGCTTTGGAACAACAAGTTCATTAACACTCACTGCAAATAATGCTAGAGTAATTTATGCAGACGATACTCAAATTACAATTGGTGACCCAGCTAGAAACGACAAGGGTGTAAAAGTATACGGACCATTAAGCGTTGGTATCAATAATCCTGATCCAAGCGTTAACTTCTCTGTTAATGGTGATGTTAAGATTGGTGGTAAGAAGTTTACAAATGGTATTTCTGCACCAGCTGCCGGATCTTACGAAGTAGGTGACATTTGCTGGAACATTCGTCCACAGGCAAATAGCTACGTTGGCTGGGTGTGCGTGGTGTCTGGTGATCCTGGTGAATGGCTACCGTTCGGCAGTATTAATACTCAGTAAAACTAGTATTATTACTTACTCCCAATAGCTTATAAATAATTTGACTATGGGACCGATTACAAAAAATCTTTACAAACAAATTACTGGATGGAGAATCTATTCAGTAATCGCACCTGCTATTTTTTGCGGGGCAGCGGCGTTCCTGTACCTACACTATGGTACACCGTTCCAGTCGATTTTTTACTCTGGATTAATTATACTAGCGATTACTTGTATTAGTTGGTGGCATTGGAGCCTATCAACTATGGTTACGATGTTATTAATTATGAAAGATACTGACGACCACTTTGATAAACTCAACAAGACATTGGAAGAGTTGCGTAGTCAAACTGCTGGTAAACCGAATTTAACTTTAGTCAAAAAAGTTGACGATACTAAAAAATAAAGTATAATTACTGGATAAGGCACATTTATTCAGGCATCATATAGGCGAGAGGACTTTAGACGCTCATCCCTCAGTAAATATTCTGCGTGTCATCTTATAGGATAAACAAGATGACTTGGATCATTGATAAAACTTTTGAATTCTGTTATGGCCACAGAGTTCATACTCAAACACTTAACGGCGAATATGCCGCTGACTTAAAATGTGCCTGCCGTCACTTACACGGGCACGAAGGTAAAATGCAAGTGCATTTAACTGGTAACGGATTAGATAATACTGGTATGGTTACAGACTTTAGACATTTGGAATGGCTAAAGAAATGGATCAATGAGTTTATTGATCACCAATTTATTATTGATAGAAACGACCCACTTTATGATAAAATTATTGGAGACCGCGGGCTTGTGCCTGTTTATGTTCCTGGCACTGAGTTCATTGCAGGACATCATTTGGATCTCTCAGGGCTTGAACCAAACAGTCCTGAATATGAATACTTTGAAGGCTTTATGGTTGTTGGATTTGTTCCTACTTCAGAGCACCTTAGTTCATGGATGGCAGAGCTCGTTGAAGCAAAAATGACAAAACTTGGAGTTAAAGTCCACAGCATTGAGTGGTGGGAAACTCCTAAGAGTCGCAGCGTATTTTATAGAGACGGTGTTTAAAAAGTTTTGGCATTTATGGGCCAAGGCCCTTGGTGAAAAAGCAGGCAGTTCGGATATTGAAGCAGACCGAATTGCTTGCATACGTACGGCAATCGTGTTAATATATGTCATCACTAACTTTTTTATAGTGGCAGGTGTTATCCGCCACTGGTAAGGCACAAATGGGCAAGATTGGCTTTGCGTGTAAATGGATTGATTTCCCGCACCAAACAGACGGCATCAAACCAACTGATGACTGTAAGAAATACAACACTAATACAACTACTATTACTTGGTTAAATAAACAGAGTAGAGATGTTGCAGAACAAAAACTTTGGGATATTACTGACCAAAACCTAGCAGCAGTTTATAACTTAGTAGAGCGTGTAGGGGAACTAGATGAACAACTCCGTATGGTCCGCATTGGAAGTGATATCCTCCCTGCTTACACTCATGAGCTTTTTCGCGATTATTATAAGCGAGTGGATGTACTGGCAAAGCTCGAGCAGGGATTTTCGAAAATCGGAGTTTTGGCTCGCAATAAACAAATACGCCTTTCAATGCACCCTGGGCAGTTTTGCGTTCTGGCTTCTGATAATCCTGGTATCGTTGAGCGTTCAATAGAGGAATTTGAATATCATGCGGATATGGCACGGTTTATGGGATATGGCAAAACATTTCAAGACTTTAAAATCAATGTTCATATCTCAGGAAAGCAAGGCCCAATGGGAGTCATTGCTGCGTTGGATCGGATGAGCCCCGAGGCTCGAAATTGTATTACTATTGAAAACGAGGAAAACTCACATGGATTGGATGACTGTCTCAGTATTAGCGATACTGTACCTATCGTGCTCGATATACATCATCACTGGGTTCGCGAAGGTGAGTACATTTTACCAGAAGATGCCCGAGTGCAGAAAGTCATTGATAGTTGGCGGGGCATTCGTCCTACTATGCACTATTCCATTAGTCGTGAAGATGTACTTGTGGGTCATGCCACTGATGATCGGCCAGACATGGAGTCTCTGCTATTAGAAGGGCACAAAAAACAAAAGTTGCGAGCTCACAGCGACTTTTATTGGAATAAGGAAGTTAATAATTGGGCAATAAGTTTCACAGACCAGTTCGACATAATGTGCGAAAGCAAGGGCAAGAATT